CAGCTTCTACACGATAGAAGTCTCTGCACATCTGTGTTATGCGTATTTCGTATTTCATACGTCACATACCGCAGGATTCATTAACTCGTGCACTTCGGCAGCGTCCTTGCAGTCGAGCATGTTTTCATACTCTTCTGCTGATGTTTTCATTTGTCTGGCTAAATCAAGAATTTCTTGTTTGTCATAATTGTAGTAGCCATCTTCGCCTGCGATAATCTCGCAAAGCTGCTCGTTAAATTCAAAGATAGTCATGGTTAGTCCTCAACGCGTGTAAGAGTTAAGTCGAAGTCGAAGTCATTGACTGCGTCCTCGCCATAGTGTTCAGCAATAGTCTCGCTGACTATGTTGCATAGCACGTCCTTGTCTGTTTGTGCAAGGAGTCTGTAAAGATCAATGTTCATAATAGATGGTGTGAACTAATAGTAGTCTAATCGGTAAGTGTCAAGTATGTGGATATTTGTAACAATTCTTAATATGATGGGTCGCCTTCTGGTTCTGGGTACATTGGTGTGTCCTTGGGCATAGAGTGCAGCGTCCCTGTCATTATATAATGCTTAACAGTATAACCGTCATGCTCTATTATTTCATATTCTCCGTATTCGTCGCGTTGCGTCCTTGCGTCCATGCTTGTGATTGATTGTGACATGAGTGTGGCGTCCTTGATTGTGATGATTGTGTGCTTGTGAAAATAAATAAAAAGGGCAAAACCCCAGTCATAGACTGAGGTCTCGGGATTATTTAATTATATTAAATGTTACGAATTAACTACAACTCTTGCATATTCATAACGAGCGGAATTATATCCTGCCTCCTTGTGAATTACCCGAAAGCCCTTGTCTAGCAAGGACTTATGGGTTTCGTCCGCGCGTCGTGTGGACTCGGGTGAGCTGTCATCATAAACCATATAAATATGGTTATCCATTTGTGATTGCCTCCAATGTTTGATTAAGTTTTTTAGCTCTGTTGCCATGGGCAAGAAATGCAACTACACACTTGCGCTTAGCTTGAGCACATAGACCGCAGTCAACGCAGTTGGTGTCACGTGTTTGAGCTGGGCAAACTACAACGCGGTGACCGTCGGGTGTATGTGTTGGCACGTCCTTGCTGTTGTCAACGACAACGACAGCCGGCACGCCGTCGGCTATGACTTCGTCAACTTGTTGCATGCTTTCGCATGATGCGTTGACGGTGAAACCGTTGGCGTTAGCGTACTTGACAGCTTCGAGGTTGTGTAAGTATTCAAGTCTGTGGTGTGTGTAAGTGTAACCTCTAGCTTTGCTAGACTTGTTAGCGTCAACAAGAGACTTGAGCAAGTCAAGTCTTATGAGCTCTCTACCGTTGGCGTCCTTGGTGTAACCAAGGTCACCAGCTTGGTTGTGTCTCCAGATTTGGCGAGGCTTGAGACTACTTACGTAGTCACAAAGGTCAGACCAAGAACCACCTCTCTCGTGAGAGGTGACTTTTTTCCAGTGCTGAGCAAGATGAAATCCAGATTTTGCGTAGCAATTTCCAGTGATATGTGGACAAGTAGTGGGACATGAGCTCGACTCAGTAGTCGTAACAGGCATTCTGCCTGTTTTTGCATTGCTTGATTTTTTGGTGATGTGGACAAACATGACAGGATGGATGTAACGGTGGACAATTTACCCTAAAGGGTAACAGCGTCCCTGTGGAGTTGAACCACAGGTTAAGACCCAGACGCTAACTAACCGTAGGTTAGAAAGGTAGGACAGCGTTGCTGTCGTTAGTGCAACCAGTGAACTGGTAGCATAGCTTACCAGTAGCAACTGTGTTACCTCTAAGGTAACTTAGAGCTCTGACTGCGTTCTTGGACAAGTCCTGAATCCAGAATCCGAAGGACATGTTAGGGTTAAGCATAAGATTTACAATCTTAGCTCTGCTAACGTTGGAGTACTTGTACTCATAGCCATTTGTAAACCTAACATTTACTACTTTAGTAAATGGGTTGACGTTGATAGCCTCAACAGCGTCGGATGTACGAGGATTTGGAATTGAAGTGAACATAATCGAAAATTGTAATTGAACAGTGAGTAGAGAGTTGTAGTTAAGTTATATTATCTCTCTCACCTATTCTAGGAGAGAGAATATAACATAACGTAAACAACTCTATCTACCTTTCCAGTATAATCCCTATCCAGACCACATTACAAATCATCTTAACATTCTGTAACAATATATAACTACGTAGTAGTATATTATTGTTGTCTCATCTGTGTCTCAAGCTGGCAACAGATCGCCTCTCTTGCGCGTTCTAGTAATCCGCGCGCCTGTGTGCCTGCGCGATTTAGTGGTATCCGCTCGGCTCCGCCTCGCTCCTCTTGCAGTACTGTCTCTTGGACAGCTCTACAAAACGGCAAAACCCTTGCTATCACTGGCATTGGTGGTGCGAGCGTAGCGAGCTGGACTCGCGTTGGACACGTGCCTGCGTTAATTGTTCCTGCGCGCCTGCGTTAATTGATCGCGCGCCTGTCCGCGTTATAGATACCCCCCGATGGGGGAGTCCTTGCCTGCGCGCTATTTATAATACACCTGAGAAATTTCTGTCAAAAATTATGCCTGTCCGCTATCAGCTAAGAATTGAAATAAACCCTTATCTGTAAGCACATGTTTGTACATATCGTCAAATACTTTTGGCGGTATGGTACAAATGTGTGCACCGGCTTGAAATGCTTTACCAACTGTAGCAGCATCACGTATGCTTGCAGCTAGTATTTTAGTATCTGTCCTGTTATGGCAAAATACTTTAGCTATTTCACGTATTAGTCCTATGCCATCATGTCCGTTGTCGTCTAAACGTCCAACAAACGGTGATACGTAAGTTGCGCCTGCTAATGCACATAATATTGCTTGACTTACACTAAAAACTAGGGTCATATTAGTGCGAATGCCCATAAAATTAAGCATTTTACAAGCTTTTATGCCTTCTGGTGTGCAAGGTAGTTTAATAGTAGCTTGTTCTACCCACAATTTACCGTATTGTATGCCATTTTCTATTAATTTGTCTGCATACTTACCATCTACCTCTATTGACACGTCTTGTACGCCTAGATCTTGTATTAAGTCAGCGTACACGTCGTCTGGTTCCCTACCACTTTTTTTAATTAGTGTAGGGTTAGTAGTTACACCGGATATAACTCCAGCGTCTAATCTTTTATCTATATCTTTAATAATAGCTGAGTCTAGAAACAGCTTCATTTAAAAACTCCTATACGGGTGAGAACGTACATTGTTAGTATCGTCCAGAATAGTATTTCTAATCCTATATTATTCATCTTCTTCTTTGGGTTCAGGAAAGTATCCTATAGTAAAACCGCCATCCTCTGTTTCTTCTATAACAGCTTTGTACACTGGCTCTGACAACTCGTCCATTTTTGTGTGGTACTCGTCGATAGCCATGTCGACTGTTTGTTCTGTTTTTAGGTTTATCCATCTGTTTTCTAAACCGATCAACATGCCTAGTATCAGGAAGTTAAGGGGTGGGAAAGGAGTCTTCAGACTCTTGTATAACTCTTTAAAGTGATTAATCTTTAACTTATGTTCCATATCTAGTTAACGTAAGTAGGTAGAGGTGATATCTATAAGGGATATCCAGCTAACATTGTTGTATTAGGAGGGAGAGTCCACCCTTCTCTCCCCTATTAGCCCGTGATTACCCTCAGACCCACGTATGACTACCTTTGCTACCAGACTTACCTCGAGCCTCTTTACGCTGCTCTACATCCATTCCTAGCACCAAATGATTGGTCATTGCCTGTGGATCATCTATAAATTGTTCTAGTATATCGTTCCACTCGTCTCTTTTTCTTTGTTTGATCTGTTCCTGTGCTGATATAGACAGTGCATCTATGTAGTATTTTACACCTTGCGCTAGACAGTCTAACCTGTCATCGTGTTTAACTGCATACTTCTGTCTACACATGCGACTCATTTGATAAAACAACATGTATAAAAGCCTTTCTTCTGGAGGAGCTTCTCTGTTGGAGTTATAATCCCATTCGACGACAGACTTGTCAACAATAAGACGGTGCTGATTAAGCACAGGCTCGAGAGTATCAATAATCCTGTCTTCTTTTCTAACATTAGCTCTTACCTCTTCTACTAATATACGTTGTTTTGTCTGTTGTAAGTGTTTCTTAAATAGCTCTGCTACTATACCGTCACCAAAGTTAGACTCTATTACGAGTGTATTTACGTTGTATTTTTTACAACCTCTTAGTATGTCTAACAGGGTGCTGTCGGAATACCCATCCCTATAGGCACGCATTTCGTGTAAATAGAGTAAGCCATTTTTTTGCGAAATGTACGCTGCTGCCGTTTCGTCTGCTCCTCTACCGGAGGGGTCGACTGAGCAGATGGTTTCTTGGTAGTCTGTCCATTCCCCTTGTATTTGCATCGGAGAGTAGAAGTAGTCCCCGGGTAAACCCACTGTGGGCAAATCCTTAAGTACATTTCTCGGGTCTGAGCACCATACGATGTTGTCGGGTGCTTTAGTAGGATTGACGCTAGTAATAACAAGGTCAGCCATTTTGAGAGGAAACTTCTCAGCGTCTGATAGACTTGTATCCAACATAAACTGCAACATAAAGTTGCTACGTCCCATAGATGCTTCCCGTTCAACAAGGTCATCTTCGCTAAATCTGTCATCTGTGGTTGTCCATGGTGTTACTCCGTTGTCTATGTCTTCTTGTAGCTGTGGAGCTATAAGTCCTTCGTAAGGGGTATTGTTTCTTGGGTATCGCGCGGTCCAAATAAATGGTTTGTAATTCCTGCTTGCCAGCTTACGATAAATAGTAAAAGTAGTCTGAGGAGTCCCGAGATACATAATACGGCTATCGTCTTTTGGCGTAAGGATTGACTCGGCTTCTGTACAGAGTTGGAGGAGTTTTTCACGCATCAACTCCGTCATGCTGTTTCCCGGTACTTCTATGTCGTCCAGAATCATTAGGTCTGCTCTGCTTCCCGTTAGCTGACCAGTAATACCAACACTTTTGACTGATGGTGCCTGATGAGGTGAACATAGAACGTCGAAGGAAATTCTTGACCATCTCGCGTCGTCGCTCTTTGGTTGTAGGTGACTTAGCCATGGTGTTTCAATAATAAGTTTTTGTAAGAAAATAGACATGTTGTCAGCTCTTTCCTTAGAAGCTGATATAATCATTATCTTCTTTTCTGGGTCATTGAACAGAGTCCACAACACAAACGCACCAGTAATCCAAGATTTTCCGACTCCTCGGAAGGCTTGAATCTGTAGTCGTTTTGGTCCGTGTTGTAAATAATCTGCAATGGCGTATTGTGCCCTCGTAGGTGAAGGCAAGTCAAGCTGGTCCCACAAAGCTTGCAGAAACAGCTTGAAATCGCCCTGTAAGGACGTTAAAACGTCAGTCATATAGAAATGTATGTAATTAAGGTTTAACAGCTCCTGAGTTCAATGCTTGGCGTTTCTCTAAAGCAGTCTGCCAATCAACTCCGCCCATAATGTCTAAGACATCTTCTGTATTTAACTCACCACTATCAACCAACCCTTTTAATTCAGGAAATAATTGCATACTTACCCAAATTTTCCAACTTTCTTTTTTAGTTTTACCTACTGGTACTCCTAATACTTTGTATGTTTCTAAATCTGTTATATCTTCTTTAGAACTTCTAGCACTATTACTTTTTCTATCTTTAGTACTAACAAAAGGTTCTATAACCATGTTTTCTCTAACATGTAATCCACCTGATTCTAAAGATTGTATATGTCCAAGAGAGTATAGTTTTTTACCAGCTTCTTTATTTTTACGAGCTATTTCGTCTTTTAAGTCTTGTATTCTAACTCTGTTTACTTCTTTCATTGCTGCAAACGTTGTAGCATCGTATGCTCCTAAATCATCTAATGCACCACGTACAGCTTCATCGTCATACGCTTCTCTTAATGATCTAAGTTCTACTTCTTTCTTTTTAGACTTTCTAGTAGGCAGTTGAAACTCCGATATAGACTTAGCGTTTGTTATCCCTTTTCTAC